TCGCGGATCCGGAGGCCTTATTTAAAAGCGTGGTAGAGGATATCAATGCGGAGGTACAGGGAACTGCGGATAAAAAGTCGATAGCACATAGCAAACAACACAAACAGCATAAATTACATATGTTCAAATGCGTGGAGACCGGTGAGTCGAAGACGAAGCCGGAATGGATGCAGGTGCTCGGATGTGATGAGAATAGATTTAACTATTTGATTAAGAGAGGATTATACGTTAGGGAGTAATAAAAAGTCAATTTTTTTTGAGAAGGGATATATATATCTGTTCTGAAAAAAAATTGACTTTTTTAAATTCAAAAAATCGACCTGCCGGCAAACACAAAAACACATAAATCCCGGAGCCTAAAACCCGCAGTCAAAAAATTGAATCCATCCGAACATATCTACACAGCAAATAACCGCATTTATCCTGCATATAACAGGCGATCTATATTAAATCATATTATTACATATCCGGCATTTAGATCTCCTTTTAAAATACATTAAAACACAAATTAAATTTTATAAAATTTTTTACATATTATTGTATAAAGAGTTACAAACCGGTCATCAATGGGTTATTATTATGATATAAAACAATTAAAATTATGATGAACATCAATCTTTCACAACATTGGCAACAGTTATATAACGACTACATTGAATCGGGAAATATTTCACCGGTTCTTAATAGTATGGTTATAAAGGGTATGATATCGAGGGCGATTCAAAAGTGGAACATACCATCCGAGATGCAGGATGATCTCGGCCAGGAGATACGACTTGCAATCGATAAGGCATTCCGTACATATGAGCCATCAAAGTGTGATAAGGTACTCCCATATGTTATTAGATGGGTGGATATAAGCATATACAAATTCATCAATGACGAGTTATACAACGGTACATTTGGATGGAAATATGACCGTATGTATGATAAATTCACCTCAATCATACCCGACAAGGATGGATCATTCACAGATCCGTTGGAGGAACAGGAGGCCGACAATTATACAAAGGCTCGTGATATGGAATTCGAAAATTGGCTCCGCAGAATCATACCCGATCCAATTGAGTGGGAGATTTATTGCTACCAATGGGGTGTATTCGGTCACGAAAAACTCAAGAATGATGAAATTTGTAGTCGTCTTAATATCGATCTCAAAAGGGTAAAACAAATTAAGGTCAACATTTGCAGCAGGTTAACACAACACGTAAATGTTATGCGTAGATCAAAAAAGGTATTTAACAAATTAGGTGGTTTGGGTTATTATATAAGAAAAGAGTACGAACAATGGAGATAATATTTAGATCAGAGGATTTCGTGGTATTTGAAAACAACCGCGTATACGTTTTACAGGACAACAGAACCTGCAGACGTGATTATTATGGAAGTTTGGATAAATTAAGTAGTGATGCAATTTCACGCATCGGCCTGATGGAATGTGAGAAGGCGTTTGAGTTACTTGACGCAATCGAATCATACAAACAAGGTAAACCAATAAAAACGATATAAAAAAAACACACATAACTATGGAAAGATTAACAACAACAAAAACACTTGCATTATATTACGAGCCAATACTTGGGATATATTTTGTGGGTAATTGGAAAATTAACACCATCGTATTTGAATGTCACGAGTTCCGTACACTTACACTTTGGGCCGTACATAATAATGAATATGATGCAGAGGAATTAAGTCAAATAGTTGGCACAGCCGCAATGTTTATAACGGAACAGGGACTTCGATATAAGAATCTTTTGGATTCCATATTTCAAAATAATGACACCACCAATGAAGCGTAATTATCAATATCATCCGGTAACACCACAAAAGTGGGATGAATTATATGACTACTATCTCACCAACAAAAACAATCCTAATTGGTTTAATGTCATTCTACCGACCATCCGCCCATATATCGATATGTGCAAGAAGTCATTCAAGGTGCGTGTTGAATTTTGGGACGAATATGAAAGCAGCCTATTACAAAATATTTGGAGGGCATTCAATGAATTCAAGCCGGGGCGTGGGTCAAAGTTTTCAACGTGGGTATACCGCCTTGCAAAACAATCGGCGTGGGGGTTTATTAAAAACAAGTGTAAGGATACCGATATTACTATGAAGCAGGACGATATTACCGGATGCGGTAATAGTATTCCTGACAATGAGACACCGGAGGAAATATTTATATCGGATGAGAATGACGCCGCTACAAAAAATAATCTTGAAACCATTATAATGTGTGTGCTGCGTGGTCCTATAGAGCGCGAGGTGTATATGCGCAAGTATGGAATAATGGGTTATGTTCCACAGAACATAGAGACAATGGCCTCCGAATTGAACCTCACGACCAAAACGGTCGAGCAAATTATTACAAGAAATAATAATTCAATAGGAATTTTTAAGAGATTTCTTCGCGAAAATAATCTTAATAACCTTGAATCCATTCAAAATCTTTCGAATATTATAACATTATACAAAAATACATTGAAAAAAAATAAGACATTATGAAAAAGTTACTAATCATTTTATCATCTGCATTCCTGTTAACAAACTGTGAATCAATTTCAAGGGATATAAAAACATTAAGCGCCGATTTTGGTAATGTTCCACGTGAGGTAGTTTTAATGAATTATAATGGTGATACGTTGGAGAAATACAACACCAACTACATCTCATCCGATAGTGGTGCATCGATTTATTTTGATGATGAGTTCGGTAAAAGAATAACAATAACAGGTGGAATAGTTGTAAGTAAGGAAAAATAATAACACACTATGATAGCACTAACGATTTTGGCCGCATTGGGCTCAACAATAATAATAACACGCTCGTGGATATTTGAATCTATTCGGGAAGCATTTTGCCGGTTTGAATTTACCGGCATTTTGCTTAACTGTCCCACCTGTATGGGATTTTGGAATGGTTTATTCTATGCATTGCTGTTTGGTTTTACCTGGAAGGAGATTATATGCTCCGCATTGATAACATCACTTGCAGGATATCTGTTCACAATGGTTGAGGATATCGTGAATAAACATCTATCAGATTGATAAATCTTCAGTTCAGAGGGACTAAAATTAAGGTAAATAACTTTGAAATACTATGTCAAATCCAAAAGTAGTAAAAGGAGGTCCCTCTTTAAACCCTGGTGGTAGACCAAAAGGCTCGGTGAATAAAACCACGGCGGAACTTCGCGCCATTATGCAGGATATATTCGCGGAGGAGTTACCCAATGTATTGAGCTCATTGGAAAAGGTTCGTGAGCAGAATGATGAGAAATATGTATCCTTAATGATAAGGATCGCAGAATATTTTGTACCAAAAGTTCCTCAAAATGTTGATATTACATCGGGAGGAGAGAAGATTACAAAAATTTTATCAGTTGACCCTCTTACAAATATAACGCAATAATTATGAATATAGAAGCTACTACGACATTGCGAAAAATAGCGGGGGCACTTGTATCGAGACCCGACTCACATCTGTTGCTTTGCCCGGGAGGACAGGGCTCGGGGAAAACCTCCGCGGTCCTGATTCTGCTGATTAATCACGCGCTACAAACGCCAGGGCTTGATGCATATGTTGCGGGGAAGGAATTGTCAAAAATGAAGGTGACAACCATCAAAACCTTCATACAAATTATGAAATCCTTCAACCTATTTGTGGAGGATAGATTTAAAAATGGTGTGGACTATTTATTCGAAAATGGTGCACATATTCGATTTCTTTCCCTCGACCGGCCGGGAGCCTACAAAGGTAATCGTTCGGATATCTGCGTCATCGATGAGGTTAACGAATGTGGTTGGGATGCCTACCGGGAACTTGCCGATAGATCCAAAAAAGTTATCGCAATGTACAACCCAAACTTCCGGTCGTTTTGCGAAGATATTTTGTTAAAACTCCCGGATACTGTTGTATGTAGGACAACATTTGAGGATAACGAGTTTTGTCCCGAAAATGAAAAAAAGATTTTGTTAAATTATAAGAAGGAGGCGTACAATCCTGACGGAAGCATTAAGAATCCTGAATTTCATAGATTGTGGCAGGTATATGGTTGTGGAGTTGCCTGCAAACCTATTGGTGCCGTGTTCCCTAATTGGAGTATCGGAGAGTTTGTTGAGACATCCAACGTAATATATGGTGCAGACTATGGTTCACACGACCCATCGACACTTGTTAAGGTGGCAATGGATTATGATAATAAAACAATCTATATCAAGGAGTTAATATATCAGCAAAACCTTGGTAGTTTGGATTTGCTTAACCTTTATAAACAGGTGTTGCCCCCAAAACATTTGGTGATCGGCGACTGTGCCGCCCCAATGGTGATAACCGACTTACGAAAAGGAGGAATCAATATTCAAGGATGCAAAAAGGGAAAAATTCTTGATGAGGTCCAAAAATTGCAGAGTTATAAGTTTGTTGTAGATCAGTCATCCACACACGTGCAATATGAATTTGATAATTATAGATTTGCCGACTCGGAGACCCATACCACAATCATCCCAGGAAATGACCATACAATCGATGCAATGCGTTATGCGGTGATGTATCTGCTCGAGAAAATGACCTATGCAGAGGATGAGATTATAATTTTTTAATCGCCTGATATGA